GATTATTAAAGGAGTAGTTCCATCTTGACATTTTAGGGTAATTGACAAAGCTAGCAGCACTTTGGGAAGTCCGATATGTCCCGCTTGGCAGGTCATTGAGGTCTTTTAAATCTGCCGGAAAATCCTTAATGCGGTCACTATCAACGATCAAGTCAAGAATACCGTCATCATCGGGTTCAACAACCGCTCCGTCGTTGATCTTTGCACCTTTGACCTTGCCAGCTTGCTCAATTTTCGGGTCATACTCCGCTTTGAGCTTCAAAATAGCTGCGTCTAAATCTTCATCATAAACTACGCCAATTTGCTTTACACTGATGTTAATTTTGGCAGCTGCGCCGAGTTTAAACGCAACGCCAAGCTTGATTAGCTGTGTTGATGTGTGATCTGGCGAACCTGCTCCAAGTGTTGCAGTACCAATAGCTGGAATAATTGCGACTAAAATTTCTTCTTTGCCGCCATCAATGGTTGCGTAAAGCCCAATCGACTTAAAATTGATATCCTCATTTAAATCGTGATTTGAAAATGCAAATTCGATGTCTACTTGTTTAGTTTCTTTATCAACCGGTGAGATGTCAGCCACCTTAATGCCGGTTGTCATCTTTTCGCCAGCTAAAGAGGTCAAAGCCCTAATTTGTTCATCGGTCATTCCGCTTAAATCTTGCGTATAAAGTGCGGCTTTGGTATAAAGGATTTCGCCTTTACCCGATCCGAGTTTTGAAAACAAATTACGCCCTATATCTGTAACTAGCGCCTGATTCATTTTTTTACTAGTCGTTGTATCCATAGTTTCCTTTCTAATTAGCTATCATTTTGTAAGAAACGATAACCAATGGTTTTGCACCAATGTAAGATTCACATGGTTGTTGGTCTTGCCAACCTGTCCACCACGTAGTTGTTACCTGATGCATATTTACGTCTTCCGCTGTTACAGCGGTAGCAATATATTCTGTGTTCTGTTGCGACTCTTCCCAGCCAGTCCACCAGCTGGAACCAACATCAATGTTTAAATCCGTTTCATCAATTGAAGCGGCACCAATGTACTCGGTAGTTGTAACATTTACATAAAAAACAATCTCATCAATCCAGTAACCCATTGCCAATAGATTTTGAATGTTCTTTATGATAAATTTTTGCATTTGAAGTGTTTGCACATTGTCCCACGGTATTTCGATACCAACATGACGAAGGCCGGTTTTATAGACTTTAAATTGTTCCGGCTTTGCATCTAGGGCAGTTCCCAGAATTTTAACCATTGATGGTATTGTGCCTTGAGCCCTAGAAATTAAAATGTGTAAAAAAATGATGAAACGGAATGTTTACATCATCATCACTAATTCTATAAGCTTTGTAATCTTGCCCGATTAAATCAAGTGTTGTGCCTTTTGCCTTGTCAATGCTTCGCCAGTCTGCAATTTTTTCGTTTTCATCACTGATCTTTTCAAGCAGTGAATTATAACTGTCTAGCAGCTGGTAAAAAACGGTATCTTTTTTCTTGTTCCAGTGGTCGGCTACTTCCGCGATCAGCTGATCTGTTGTCTCATAAGCCAATTAAATCAACCTCCACATTTTCAGGGTCACAATGAGCAAATTCGGAACGACCAATTAAAATATTTTGGTCTGCTAATTTATCTTTAGTACTACCAATTACAATGGTTGCATCATCAACACCGTTAACGTCATAGGTAACAGAATAAAGACGGGTAAAATTGACCCTTTGCCCCATTTCAAGGGAATTAATTTCGTCGCAAATAGCTTGCTTGATGTCATCAACCCCCGCATCACTGTTCCAGTCGTCATTAATTGAAACATCGACCTTTACGTAAATGTTATGTTGTTGAGCGTGGTTAAATTTAACTTCTTTAACCTTTCCTGTTGCATCTGGTGCTTCTTTAACAATTGAGCCAGCTAAGGTGATACCGGCCGCACATTTATCAACTAAAGTTTTAGCGATTTCATCATCGTTACCACCTAAAACATAAATGTGAACTGAACATTCGGGATTACCGTATTCATCCGTCTTATACTTGTCGTTGTCAATAAAGCCAACTTGCTTAACGCCGTTGAGGTTCATTAATGCCGATTTAATACCTAGTTCTGTAGGACCAGGACGGGCGACATTTTCCATAATTAAACGTTTTCTAAAGGTTTCATCGTCTTCATAATCTTGCCCGCCGCCTGCAGGCTGTGGGTTGGTTACAGAGATAAAGTCTTCATCTGGGTTGGCAAACAAAGTAATTGTGTTAGCTGGTACATTAGTAAATTCGCCAGTTTCTTCACATTCAACGTTTCCAGTTCCTTGAAAAGTACCATCATCTTGCTTTGAAGTGATGACATCCTCGGTTAAATCAAACACCAAGCCATCTTCTGTTTCGAACTTTTCGCCAGCCTGAATTAAATACTCGCCTTCGGTCGTTATCACAACTTCCGCATGAGATGGAGCGTCAACTTTACGGGTCAAACTGATATTGCCCGCTAATCGGTCTAATGCTGAATTTATAGCGGTTGAATAGAATCCAGAATAGTAAATTTGTTCCTGTTGCTGAATTAAATCGTAAGCAGCATCACTCATTAAACGGGCAAAAATACCTAGATAGGCATTACTTGTTAACGCAATGTCATCTCCAAGCCGCGTTCGAAAATCGTCTTCCACACCGTCTAAGATTTCTGCGAAACTTGGGGCAATATAGCCTGTTTCTTTTAAACCAAAATCAGTTGTCAACTTGTAACCCCCCCTCTACTTCACCAATATTTGCGGTGGCTCTAAAATTAATCTGCATTTTTCTTTCAGGCTTCTTGATAAATTCGATATTATCAACGGTTTCAACTTCCGGAACATTTGCTTCAATAGCCGCTCGCATATCATTCTCCGCCGCTTGTTTATTGAAGTTTTTACCTAAAAAGCTGCTATAGTCTGCCCCCATTTCGGGGTCTAGCCGTTGCATTTCACCATACCGAATTTCTAGCGTTGCTTTAATTCTTTGAGCTATTTCGTCAAGACCGCTAGTCATTTCTAAATCGTGAGTAATCGGATCAATGACTAGATCATGATTATCACTCATAAATAAATCTCTAGCCATCGTCGTCACCCTTATAAACAGAAACGATAATTGAGTCGTTTGCATCATGCATTCTACTGGTATTTGGCGTAAAGGTGTTCCCCGTACCGTCCCAGTTATCAATGTCACGGTCCATAGTAACGGCTATCACTACAGCGCCAACTCTCATAGACTTCTTTTTCGGATAATGTTCTAAAAAATGTGAGTTAACTTCTGGGCTACTATCAACGGCTTTAAAATCCGACTTAAACTTATCTAACAATTCATCAAGCCTATAGCAAGATTCGGCAACCGGAACATCTAAGTACTGAGCCGATTTAGTGCCATCGATCCAATTCGCCAGCGGTTGAATATCTGCAATGTGTTTTTTCTTGTCGTAAGTTAAAACTTTAGCTAAAAAAGCAGATTCAAGACTTCTGCTGAATCGGTTTTTCACCTTACTAATGTTTTCATACCATCGAATTGGAACCCTATTTTTTTGTTTCATACTGTCATCTCCTTATTTTTTAGATTTACCTTTTTTCTTGCCTTTACTTTTAGATTTTGTTTTATGACCAGCCTTAGCTTTTGTAACTGCCGCAATGGTGCATTGAGTTTGTGGACTTTCGCCATCAAAACTATGCTGTCCATTTTTAACGACAAATTTTCCTTTTAAGAACTTAGAATTCATGATAATGCCGGTATTAACGGTAACTTCTGGGACTAAGGGCGTAACAATTTGCCAAGTTGTCCCGTTTTTATCATCATCGTTTTGCGATGGAACTTGAATTAAGTCTTTATCATCAATCACAAACCAAGTATTTTTCTTGCTATTAGGATTGACAATTACGAGCTTGCCACGTTCATAAAACATTTCCGATTTTGCTAACTTAACAAAGTTTTTAATTAAAGTTAGCGGCTTGCCTTTTAGCGGTAAAGGATTTTTTAATTCCTTCATTTTTAGCTAAATCGATTTTAGCTATTTTGATACCGGCTTGTTCCGCTATTCCTTCAATTACTTGCTTATAAGTCGTTCCTTTTCGGTAAACTCGATTAGCAAAGTAAGTCTTATTATCACGACTTTTAACCCTTTTGTTTACGGTTTTGGGCTTAACCCATACTTTTCGATAAGCCCAATGGTGAACCACGTGTTTTTGCCCTTTTTTTGGACCTCTCTTATAGGTCTCAACAACTGAGGTACTATAGCGCTGATTCTTGTAATGACCTTTTTCAGTGATCTTGACGGTTTTGTAGTGATTAACCTTTTTATTCTTTTTTAGCTTCAACTTTCGGGCAGCCACATTACTGTAATTTGTGCCTTCAGTAAAAGTTAAAACTTTACTATCAGTTGTCCCATCATTGCTTAATTTACCCGTATTAGAGATAAATCCTTCAGCTATTTTTTTAGGGTCTTTACCCCAGTTAAAATTTATCCAGCAGTGCATCCCTTTTTTATAAAAGTCTTTATGTTGCTTGGTTAAATTGAAAATAGTTGTTGTAAAAGTAGACGGGACAGGATCATTAGTAAACGGGACTTCAAACGTAAAAGGATAATTATGTTCGTAAGTTTCATCGTTATATACGATTTGCTTGTGTCCTTTACTATCAACCGCCACAAATTCCATATGTGGATCTTTAGTAACGATCATTAGTAAGACACCTCCTCATCCGTTAGGTCGTCATCATTTTCGTTAGGATCATAACCTAGCGGTTTAATTGATGGGTCTTCTGTTTCTGATCCATTCGGGTCAACAACATCAAGATACAAGCGGACCTCATATCCAAATGTTCCCTTGCCTTGGTCTGTTGCCTTACCCGTTTCGTCCATGGTTCGAATGTCAATTCGTGGCAATTCTGGATCAGGAATATCAATACCAACTAATTGACCAAGCAAAAGAGGCTCCTGCGTTAGAAGCCTCTTATTGTTATGCCAAATTGTAATTGTGTAGTAATCCGCAACTTCGTTGTAATCTACTCTCATATCATAGGTATCGCCCACAAGGGTTATTTGAAAGATATAAGGAATATTTTTAACATCAACATCAAGATAATTTCTCATCTAAATCACCGCCTACGCAACCCGTATTTTATTGCCAGGGTAGATTAAGTTAGGATTCTTAATGTGGTTGACTCGTGCCATCCATTGAACCGAACTGCCATATTTCTTAGACAAAGCCCACAATGTATCACCAGATTTAATAGTAATAGCGGTATATTTCTTAGTTCTGTTACCCGCAACGGATTTCGAAGCCTTGGATGATTTTCTGTGATGCTTACTATCGTTTGAAGTGGTGATTTTTGCTTGATAGACAAACTGAAAAGTAAGTGAAACTTCAATGTTATCTCGAAGATTCTTATAGTCGTTGTTCATGTTTGCAATTAGGTAGTGCTTGTAGCAGAAGTCCCCTCGATATGTTAACCGAACATGCGAACTATTCCATTGACTAAGCATGTGCCATTTGCGGTACGAATCAGCTTTATCTTTACCAACAATAATACCTGCAACTGTTGCGCCCTTACTATTTACCCGAGCATATGAGCTATATGGCGCCCCTTCATCAACCGGATAAGAAGTAATGTTTGAAGAAACACTTTCACTTTCACCATCCGCTGGCGAAATGTAAATAATTTCGCCTTTACCGTCTGAACGGTAAATAGCACACTTACCTTCATTTTTCCAACCCGTGTTGTGTTCCGCAATCTCCGCCAGTTTGTTACTTAAATCAATTCTTTGCGTAACTATACGGTCGTACTTGTCTTTTGCTTTTTTATAATTGTTTTCTGCTTGTTTTTTCCTTTTATTTGCGGCATCAACAAGCTTCAAACAATTATCACGTTTTCGGATAAGCTTTTTCTTTTTAATTTGATTCTTTTCAAAATGTGAATCGAAATCATAGCCCTGCGCCTTTGAAAACATTTTTCGGTAAACGGCGCTTTCATGTTTTTGCCGCTTGTCCCAGTATTTCATAGAGTCATGGGCTTTTTGTTCAGCTGTTCTCTTTTTTGGCTTAGTTGCTTGAACCATTAGCATCACCTTCATTTCTATAAGAAATCGTCATCATCACCCGTATCATCGCCAATATGATCAAGAATAATATTTAACTTTTGGCGTACTTGTTGATCTACCTCTACGCCTATCATCTTCGCTAATTTTTGCAATTTAGCATCATCGCCATCAACGTTGCCGTTAATATTTACGGTTACTTGAATGCCACCTAAAGCCCCGCCAGTTCCTCTTACTGGGCGTACTTTTGGCTTAGATGAAGTTAGTGGCTTTAATCTTTGCCGCGTCTTTTCATTTGAGTAGATGTGAACCGGATCTTTGAATTCAGCTAATTCTGGACCATGTTCACCAACTAGGACCTTATCACCTACGGCGGGCTCGCCGCCTGTCGCATAAGCGTGGTTAGCTTGCCAGAATGAAACAGCCTTTGCAACTGAGCCGTAACGGTCATGGATATAATCCATAATGCCCATAAGTTGGGCGATAGGGTTACTCTTACCACCATGCTTAGTGTAGTAATGCAAATTATAGCTTTGCATTTGTCCTAAACCGTAAGTACCACTTGATGGGTTTACCGCTCTAGGGTTCCAACCAGATTCATGACTAACGATGTAGTTAATACCAGCCCAATCTTTTTCAGGAATATGAGCCTGTTTCATCCAGTGAGCATGATCGCCAGTAGCCTTACCAGCCATCAAGCCACTAGTATCAGTATCTGCTAAATTGTCGTCAATCCACTTTAAAGCCCTTGAGCCTAACTCACGCTTTGCAAGTGCTTGAAGTGACTTAGAAGCTTGGGCGCTGGCCGACTTTTTAACCGCGTTATGCAAACCTCGAACACGGTAGAAACCGTAACCCATACTCATATCATCAGAAATTTTTGATACATGTGCCCTTGGTTCAGTTTCGTTGAACATCGTGCCGGTACGTGGATTCTTGATAATTCCGACGTGCCCAGCTGCACCTGTTCCGTGTCCAAAAATTACAAGGTCACCAGGTAATGTCTTAGATAAAGATTTACCCAAATATTGCGTACCTGATGATTCTTGCATTGCTACAGTAGTACGTCCGATGTTAACACCAAAATGCCGTAAGGCTTGCATAACCATACCTGAACAGTCGGATAAGGTCTTGCTTGCCGCACCAAGTTGATATTTAACACCACTAAATGTTGATTCAGCGTACTTTAAAAATCCCTCACGAGTTCCGCCCTTGCCATTAGCTCCGCCAATTGCGTTATTAATGACGGTCCACATTGCATTAGACCAAGGATTACCTAACTTAGTTGATGAATTTCTAGCTAAATTAATAGAGCCTTGTCGTAAATCTGTACCACTTGCCTTAATTTTTGAAGTGTACATATCAGCAAAACTCTTAGCAGGATTATTCCCAGCTGTCTCAGCGATTTTTCTTAGTCTGCTATGACTTACGCCAGAGCCTTTTGCAAAACGCTGTAATCCCCAATAATTTGCTAATTCTTGGGTTTGAGAACCATTGAGGACAGAATCACCTTTTTCAAGTGGCAATATCCTGTTATTCCCTCTTGGAATCCAAATATCACCGCTATTTTTGATAATTGCTTCCTGTCTTGGCCCAATTGTCGCATCATTGACCATTGCCATGGTATTTTGGGACAAACGCCCATTTGAACCTTTAGCGAACTTAACTGTCTTGATGACTGACGTGTTACCACCAAACTGTCCGAGAACTTGATCAATTCCCTTAATACCAGAATTAACCTGGTCAATTGTATCGCCCATTGCGGAATGGGCGTACTTGCTCATGTGACCCAGTTCTTTACCAAAGCCCTTTGCAGTCGTAGAAGCAAGATCAACTACACCGTCATGCATCTTGTCCATTTGTTTATGGACACCAGTCCGCATGTTGGTATATTCGTTTATTGCCCCTTTTCTGCTCTTCTCAGCTTGTTTTGTGGTAGTGCCTGTAATCTTACGCCAACTTGAATTGCTCTTCTTGGTGAGCTCGTCAAGCGATTTGGACGACTTAGAAGTTATCTGCTTATAATCGGCAGTTACTTTCTTAGTAGATTTGCCTAATCCAGTATTGCCGTTAGCATATCCTTTAAGCTTTAAACCGGCGCCCAGACCACCACTCATAACTTTAGCGGTATCACGTGCATTAAGGATTTTTTCGCCCGATTGGATATTTGCCAATTGCGGACCCTTAGCGCCAAGCAAACGAGCATGGTTGGAATAAGGCTTGTAAGCTAATTCGGGCCCCGCTTCACCAACTAATGAAGCAGTACCGTTAGCATGAGCGCCTAAGTGAGTCGAGCGGTTAATGTCAGCAATAGTAGTAGCATGTGACTTGCTGGCGTGATGTTTACCACCTTGTCCGTTTTGCATGGCTTTAACGGATTTGTTAGCACTTGCAACACTGGTGCTATTTTCAGGTTTCTTTGTCTTCCAGTCTTTACCTGACACAAAATCCCAAACATTTTTGACACTACTTGCAATACCGCCAATAACTGAGCTAAACATGTCTTTAAGACCGGATAGCATTCCAGTAACCATGTCAATAGCTGATTTTGCAACGCCCTTCATATCTTTCCAAGCTTTGCCCCATTTCCAGTGGAAAATATCAGATATTGTTCTGACAACGCCAGACGATATTTTGACAATGCCCTTGATGTTAGACGTTACAATCTTTACAGCCCCACGAACAACACCAATACCAGTTTTAATGACTGTTGCGCCTTGTTTAATAGCAAGCTTTAAAGAAGACATCAATCCTGACTTTAAGAAGTTCTTGAAATTCCTAAAAGCTTTGTTACGGTTAAGATCGCGCCAATCCCGCCCAATATCACGGGTCATACTGCCAAACGATCTTTTTACACTTTTGACAGTGCCACTGATCATCTTACTTATCCCAGCATCATGCCATGTAGTTTTAATCGACCATGCGGCTTGCTTGAAGGTTTTACCGACAGATTTACCAAACTTAGTCTTACTAAATCTGCGAGCCATGTCGCCAGCCCATTTGCCGGCTACTTGCCCTAAAGTAGAGCCAATAGCCGCACCAGCTGGACCACCGAGATATAGTCCGACACCGCCACCGATTGCGGAGCCTATAGATTTACCGTAATTTTCAAACTTCTTTTTAGGGTTCTTTGTGGTAATTGCTTTATAAAGATCAATACCGGAGTTAAGGGCGATACCGCCAACAGCAAGGGCGGAAGCTCCTTTACTTGCCGTACCGCCTAAAAGACCTGCAGTTTTTTGACCTAATCCAGTTTTTGCAAATTTGCCGCCAATCAAATTGGAGCTAACTTTGCCAATAAGTGAACCTGTTCCGCCTAAAAGAGACGGGCTAGCCGATTCACCAGCGCCCTTTGCCGCTGTTTTGGCTACAGTTTTGCCGCCGATTCTAAGCACATTGCCAACTAATCTTTTGGCAATAAAACCAGTACTTAGCGCTCCAGTAATTGCGGTAATATAGCCCAGCGCCTTTTTAACAGGCGCAGGCCATCCTTCAATAGCTCTTAATACCTTATTAACAAATTTGAGCATATTGGCTAATCCCGGGGCTATTTGTTTGGCAAACTGCATCCCCATATCTTTTAGCAACATCTTTGTCTTAGATAATTGATTCTGCAAAGATGACATATTTTTATTAGACAAGTTTGAAATGTAGTTTGTACTGTCTGCCCTGTTTGCCGCTCTCACATTATTAGCAACGTCACGATTATTTCTAGTCAAAATTAAAGCGTCGTTAAAGCCAGTTTGACCAAATAATTGTTTAAAGTCGCCGGTAACACGATTAGACTTTTTGCCTTGCGTTGCTCGGTTAAGCATATTGAAGACCGTAGGTAGTTGCTTTAGATTACCCGACTTAGTAAAGAAATCAGCGGGTGATAATCCTAAATCTCTTAATGCCGCAGTCTTGGTTTTGCTTTTAGAAGCGCCAACTAAACTTGAAACAATTTGACGTAAACCAGTACCAGCCGAGGTACCTTCTTCACCGAAGTTGGATAAAGTACCAAGAGCTGCAAGTGATGATGAAAGTGATTGTCCTGTTTGGTGGAGGATTGAACCAGCCATCTTAAAGGAATTACCAAAACCACCTTCACCGCCAACTTGACCAGATGTCACGTCACCTACATAGGCCGCCTTGTTTAAGACTTCCCTTGTGTAGCGTGCCATCTTTTTAGTACTGTTACCGGCTCGCTTCTTATACCCGAACTGTTCAAGCATAGGAGCGGCGGCATTAACAACGGAGTTATAATCTTCTTTTGTTGCTTTTGCCGCTTGGACAAAGTACTTGTGCGCCGCTAAGTCTTGATTACCAGAATAACCACGCCTAATTAATTCTTCCGAACCTTGAGCAAGTGAATTCTGATCGACGCCGTACTTTAAAGATAGATTGCGGTTTTCCCTTTGAATAGCCGCCGTATTTTTCTTAGCAGTAGCGGCACTATCTCCACCAGTTTGCTGCAGGTTCTTAATAACGTTGTATTCGTCAGCTAGCTTAGTGGCTTCATCATTTGCATTCTTAAAAGCCGCTGCAACTGGGACCATTGCCGCCGCAATGCCTGTTCCAACGGTAATTAATTTTGAACCCGCATCATGAAGCAAATTAAAGCCCGTAGTTGCACGGTCGCTGGCTGATCTGTTGTTTTTTAGCGTCCCATTTGTCTTCTCAACAGCATCTTTTGCCGTATTAAAGCCATTTGAAGCAGTCTTAGCAGAATCGCCAGCTTTCCAGATTGTGTTGGATAAACCACCCATTGTTTTAGCGGAATCACCGACACCAGCAATTGAAGACTTTAATTTTACGTTTGCATCAATTAATCGATCAGTTGAAGTTTTTGTTTCTTCTAAATGCTTTTTGACTTCGCTGGTGGTTTGACCACTAGTGGTTGCCATGCCGCCTAGTTGCTTTTTTAAGCCAGCAACTGTACGACTTGTCTCTTCAACGGAATTTCTGTTTCTGTTGAATTGTTCGGTAAAGTCAGGAGCCTTTAAACGATCAAAGCGTTTTTCTAAAACACCGAGGTCGGAAATAAACTTTCTAGTTGTTTGCTCTGCTTCTTTTAGCGAATTGTATTCAACGTTTGTATTAATTCCAATTCCTAGATGTTCGATATCAGCCACGTTTTCAGCTCCTTTCTTTAAAATTCAGGCAAAATAAAAACCCATCAATTTAATTGACAGGCATCACCTCTATTTATCACCACCGCCAAACAATTCACCGATATGATTTGCTTGACTAATACTTGTTGTTTCTATGTCCCGTTCTACTACCTTTGCCATAATCAATAATTGATCTGGTGTAGCATTTTTAACAAGCCGTTCTGGAATTCCATGCATTATCAAACGCAAAGGAAGTTCAACATAATCGGCTTGTCTTTCAATTTCTCTATTACCTAGTTTCTGTCTAGAGTTTTTCAGTAAGAAAATTCAAAACAGCTTCGGCGGCTTCATAAAGACCTTCATGATCGTTCCACCACTTAATTGACTTAATCTTTGGTTGAATAATCACGTGCTTCAAGCTTTCTCTCAGCAATTCCGGACGATCAATTGCGCCGAACGGGTTGCGGGAATTTTCCAGAATTTCGGTTGCTTCTTCAACTCCAGGGAATTGAAGCTTTAACTGATATTCTTGATCAGTATCTTCCCGAATGGTTACGGTCTTAGAAAAAGCAGTCAAAGGCGTGACCTTACTTGATTCCGCTTCTTCCTTAATCTTCATTTGTTCTTCGTGCGCCTTTTCGGCAAGCTTTGCGTTATTGATTTCTTCACTCATTATTAAGTCTCCTTTAAGTTAATTTGATTTCATGAAAGTCTCTTGAAACCTTCGAATTAATCGCTATAGGTCATGTTCGAAGTTTCTTCCTTGTTAAGCATTGTAATAGGCCAATTACGGTCACCAGCTTGTGCGCCGCCTTGCTTATCTGGAATCTTATCAATTGATGCATAATGACAAGAAATGTGTGATGTTGAGTCAATGATGTCAACTGTGAAAAATTCATCCTTGTTAAACAAGTCTAAAAGATAGGCATTGCAAGGAGATGTTTCATCTAATGGCAATGTAAAGCCCGCCATAGTCTTGTTATTGTGCGATTTAGTAGCTGATCCTTGTGGATCAATCTTGTACGTATTTGCATCAGTTTTATCAGTAACCGTAAACATGCTGTTTTCTGAAAATCCATACATCAATTTGTCATTGATCATAATGGTGCAGTCATTGGCATCATATTCACGCATTTTAGATGTTTTAATCTTTGAAGGCATTTAAACTCCCCTTTCTAATTAAGCAGCCATGATAGTGTCTGAATCGACAACGCCATTAACGGTAATAGTATGAATAGCGCTTGAAGCATGGTATTCAAAGCTAGCGCCGTCATAGAATCTGTCTGACAAGTGTTGGCGTGATTGCTGACTACGTGGAGTGGTAGTAACGCTGAACATTGGGCGACCAGTAGTGTCGTCAGTCATGATGATGCCCTTGTCGTACGCTTCATTCAAAACTTGTGTTAAGACTGCACGAATCATGGCAATGCCTTGAGCTTCATATGGAATCTTGCCGTTATCTTGCAAAAGCTTCTGCAAGCGGCTTTGACATTCGGTTTGAACCCACATCACACCGTGAAGCAAGTCAATATATTCACCTGATAAGGTAGTTCCCTCTGAGGTTTGACCTTTGCCCATCATTTCTTCATAGGCAATAGCATGAATATTGTTAATACCAGCCAATTCTTGACTAGTTAAGTTTTCAGGCGTAATGCCTTCAAGTTGCTTAAACTTCCAAGTAATTGAGCCAACATCGTTAAGAGCAATGCCACCGACAAAAGCGGCGTCCATTGGCTCATTCAAATCGTGCTTCAAGCCGATAGTGTAGTTTTGCCCCATCATTTGGGTAAACTTGGACAAATCTTCAGTTTGGAGAACTAAGAAGTGATCTTTGTTTACTTCAAAGATGTTTGACAATTGAACGGTTGAATCGTCAATTGTGTTGTCTACACATACGCCAAAAGTCCAGTTGAAGTACCAGAAAGCCTTCAAACTATCGTAAGCCTTTGACTTGTCATAATCTAAGACGGCTAAGCGGTCTGAGTGCTTTGGCTGAGCAAAGTAGGCTGTAGCCTTTTTGTAAACAGCCGAATCTTCTTTGTAGTCAACTGCCACCGCATCAAGGTTCTTATATTCACGGTAAATTGCCCCAGTAGCTGGGTCAGTCTTACGTAAAAGCAAACCATTCAAGCGGTCGGTGTTTGACAAAGTATCTGGCAAAGTTTGAGCTGGTGTCTTTTGTGCGCCCTTGTCGTCTTTGCCAGCTGAATCACCGTTAGCAGCTGCAGTAGTAGCATTTAACAGCAAAATATTACCTAGCCCCTTAATTGGTTGGGGATGTAGGACAGTCATAATGACGTTCACATCCATAGGGCGGTCGTAAGGGGCGACCGTGGTTAATGTTGGCATTAAAGTTCTTCCTTTCTTACGTTTATTTCTTTTCCTGTCATTTGATTCATAGCCTTAATTGATTCAATCGTTGTTTCATTAAATTCAAAGTTAAGGTCTTCCGGTTTATAGATAGTTCCAGCACGGTAAATAGAAAACGAGCAATCGAAACCAAATCTATAAACGGGTAATTGCGTGCCATTATAGAAATTTCGAGAGCTTGTTCCTGATACGTTATGTGGAATCACATGTGCTTGTTTAAAAAATCCTCTATATCCGTAACTGTGCGCTAATGTCTTGCGTAAATCATTGGCCGTATTCAAAGCTTCATACATGTCGGTTGCTTGCACATCAATTTGAAGTCTTACTTCCATGACATCAGTTTCGTCTAAAGTAACGTCACTTCCAGGGTCTACCCAGTCATAAGTAATAAACGGGTAATTGCTACGCAAACCGGCATTCATTTGCGGATATACACCGCAATGATATTTTTGATTAACTACCTGGATAAGTTGGTATATCACTAGGTAGTTGTCCATCATTGGTGGCATTTGGGTTTGTGTCATCCTGATTTACTCCCTTCAATTGGTACTCAAAAAAGTGTGGATTCGTATAACCTTCATAAGATGATCGACTAGTAACTTTGTAGTAGCCGCCTTGTGTCGGAACATTGACCACACTTTCAATTGGATATTTATTAATTGATAACCAAAGTAAATCGCCTTGCACTTCTCCGCCGCCGTCTAACTGGGCGAAGAGTTGTGCAAGGTGACTTGACATTGGTAAAACTGGCTCATGAAGCTTTTCAGCATCATCATCGCTTAATTGGGAATAATCAGGGGCATCAGTAGGTGCGCCACGATAGCGGGGTTTATAGAATTGCCCCGAACTCCAAACTTTAATGTCTACACCGTACTTGTGAATCATTCTTGCCGGATTCATTTTGTGCATTAGATCAAACCCCCCTTTCTAAATCGAAACTATCATGAACTTTACTTGTCTTTGAAGCTCACCCGTATCGACCAACGGATTGTCTGAGCCTTTACGCTCGATAGTCGCTGGTCGGTTCTTTGGGTGCTTCAACTTAATTGATGACATAGCGATGTCGGCAGTACATGCAACGCCTAGCCGGCTAAGTAGCTGCTTACCCGTTGCTTCACCTGCTAGAACTTTTGCAATATATCTCCGCACTAATTGTGTGTACTTCCTTTTGTTAGCTAAATAAGCCTGCCGAATAAACGGGCGGGCTGGTATTTGAACAAGCTTACTAAGATAGAAATATGCCACTAACTTGCCGTGATCGTTAACGCATGCTACTCGGTGCCCTTTAGGAATAAACAAGCCTTCAATATCTTTCGGGCCTTTTCCTTTAGGACAGTCTTTAGTAGGAATCCATAGCCACTCGCCATTTTTAGGCTTGATTGTGGCTCCAAATTCGTTAGCCCCAACGATTGTTAGTAATCTACTTTCACGTTTTCCAAAAAAACCAATTACAACCTGATGCGTTTTTAAGTAGTCAAGTTCCTTAGTTACTTCTGGAATACGGTTATAACCTTCAATTTTCATCAGTGTTCGATTATTCTAATTTTTACGGGATTGCCGACATAATCTTGGTACAGCCTCCAATAGAGCTGTCCCCATGGAGAGCGTTGTAACCACTTCAAGCGGCTGGTATCAGCATAGTGGTTTTCCAAAACATCGACTTTTTCGAAAGTCATTCCGCTACCTGCCCCGTCTTGCGTTGCTAAAAGGTGTAGTGTCATGGCACGGGTAGCCAACTCAAGGGCTGGCATTTCCGCACCATGAAGCTTTTTTACTTTAGGAAACCCGTCAGAAATAGCAATCATTCGGGCGTTTTCAATCAACGCTTCTAGTGATTCATCGGGTACGTCATCGGTCATACCTGCAGTATCAAGCTTTTTAATCAGCCCTACTGTGGTAGTTGTGTCATTCATACTACTTAGCCTTTGTCTTAGCTTCTGCCCATGTTTCAGAACCATCATTCAAGCCGGTTAACTGAACAATTGCGGCTGGGAACTTAACTGACAAGCCGCCTGAACGTTCCATGTACATTTGTTTGTAGCTTAATCCGTTGTCAGCGGATGGAATGGCTGTGCCGTAACGGCGTGGTTCCATTGCAATAACAATTTGTGCAACATCAGGAGTATCAAGGTAAACAATACCCATATTCTTTTTACCTGCTTGTCCCTTTTCATTGTTCCAATACTTAGCTTCAAGCTCGGTAACAGGTTTAATTCCAGCAAATACACCATCGCTGTTAGCTCCGTTACGTTGGATCATGTTCCATAAAGTCTTGTCTGGATTGTATTGGTTAACCAACGGACGGGTTAATAATTCGTACTCCTTTGGTGGCAAAGCTAAGTAAGGCTTAACGTTGTGGTAGCCAGGCAACAAAGTAATCTTTGAAGCGGCATCCATGAAGTAATTGATAATCTTGTAAGCATCACTAAATGCGTCCTTGTTGTTAGGGTCTACTACCTTTTGCAAGGTTACGCTTGGATCATCTAAAGCTTGATAACCTGCGGTCTCAGCATCAGTAGTTAAACCGTAGATAGGTCTTTGTGAATCGCCGTTACCGTTGAAAATTAAAGCGTCCTCCCAGTTTGCTAACGCGTCATGAGTAGCGGTTGCACGGTCGGTAATAATATCGATATTTCTACCGCCGGTGTGTGAACGCTCTAAATCAGCTTGTGAATATTCGAATCCAGCTGCCTTCTCTGCAACATAGCCTACTTCCCTGTGGTAAGTTACATCAGTGGTAGTGATGTCTGTTGCACGGTCGGTGTAGTCTGATGCTTGGCCCATAATTTCTTTCCATGCCCATTCGTAAGTAAGTGCCCATGGATCGGGAAGCGGTTTTAGCTGGAACATTGTTCTGCCTTGAAGTTCTTCTCGTTTTGGTTGTAAAACAACCGGATCAACAACGTTGAAAAGTTCACTATAGGCAGTTCCCGTATTAAATCCTGCTTTTGGCATTATTTATCCCCCTTCTTATCGGTACCGGTAGTTGATGATGTGCCGGCTGATTGATTAGTAGTACTTGGATCAGTTGTTGGTGTTGATGGCTTGTCTACCGTGGCGCCTGTGCCAGTAGTACCCATGTCAGTTAAGTTGACATCTACGATTGCGGTACCATTAGCATCGCCTGCAGTGATAAAGCGACCAACAACGGGCTCACCTGGCTTAGCTGGTCTAAAAGTACCATCAGCATTAATAGTTGCTTGATCTAAGCGGTCAACGTCTTCAGTAATTGGAACTGACACGCTACCACGGCGTAAAGCGCCAATCTTTTCACCTTTAAGCCAGTGGTCATTTTCAATGTCATCGTAACTATGACCAATTACGTAAGCACGCTTAACTGAAATTGCATAGATAGGTGCCTTAGTTGCTACTACGGCTTGATTGTCTTGGATATCAAGAGCAACACCGTAATCGATATCAGTAGCAGCGGTAACGGTATAAATTGAATAGTCCTTTAAAGAACCGATAGTTCCGTTACCTAATTCTTTCCTTTGATAAAGTTGTCCAACTGGTAATGGCATTATTCATTACCCCCTTCGTATAAGTTTTGACGTGCTTCAAGTGCTTTCTCTACGGCAGTTTTTTCGTTCGAATCGCCAGCAGTACGGCCATAACTTACGCCGCCGGCGTTAGTACTAAATAGTCCTTCATAAAGACCACTTACAAAGTCGTCACTTTTATCTGAGTAATCACGTTCGCCCAAATTTTTATTAAGGGCGGCTTCTTCAACTTCACGTTCGCTCTTACCGGCAAAGTCATAGCTGTCACCAACAACTTTCTTAGCTCTTTCACGAAATGCTAAGGTCTTGTTGATTCTGTCTTCGAATGCATCCCCTGCAAGTTGTGACTTGAGTTTCTTGTTTTCTTCTTCTGCACTGTCGGCGCGTGAGTTAGCTTCATCAGCTTTCTTCTTAGCGTCAGCGGCTTCCTTTTTGTTCTTATCGCCAGAGCCTTGCAATTCCTTAATTTGAGCATTAAGTTTGTCACGCTCTGCAATAAGCTTTTCTAATTTGGTGTTGCTATCATCAGCATCACCAACAAGCTTCGTCAACTTGTCAGCATCTTCAACAGCAACGCTAATATCGCCTTGTTTGGTATGTACTTTTGTAAAGTCCATCTTTTCACCTTTCTTTTTTTCGTTATCTTCAGGAATTTCTTCTGCACTATCAGCCGTTAGCCTTACCGAGTGACCAGCGCGACCACGGTCTACAATCGCAACATGATTAATTCTGATATTGGTTTGCTTAGCATCGTAGGCTTGCCCATTAAGTTCACCTTTAGTTGGATCAAGCTGCATTTGAAAACCAATTGATAATTCTTGCTTGCCGTGCCTGATTTTGTTGATTAAGTCACTATCAGTTATGGTCAAATCATTTCTGATTGTCTTAGTTGCTTTATCAACACGGGCATGATCGGACATAAAGCCCTTCATAAATCGCTGGGAATTATCACGGTTAACCATGATTGTGTTGCCGTTTGCGTCGGTTGGGTGGTCGTCAGTAACTGGTTTGTTATTGGCTGAATCAACCGTAGCAGCTGAGAACAATTCCTCTGGTGTCTTAGCTTCTTGAATTCGTTGCCCATCGAATTGACGGTATGGTCGTACGCCCTCACATGTGATTGGCACATTCTTGACGTGCAGAAACCCCGTTATTGGATCGATAGTAAATTTATCGATTGGCGTAGTAGTTTCATACCTAATTGCGCCCATAAGCTATGCACCGTAAGGAACTTCAACCGGTTTGTTAGGAATGTAAATTGTTTGACCTTCTTTAACCTTCATCGTTGCTTTGTTGATGTGGTTGAAGTATCTAAGTTGCTGTAAAGCTACAGAGAACTTTTGAGCGACATCAAACAAACTTTCATCTTTACCAATCACGTAAGGCTTAGCGTCAGACCAATCAAACATTCCTTTAGGGTCCTTTGCTAGTTCAACCGGCTTCATAACCGGTGAACTGGTTGGCTTATCAATAACCGGCTTGGTAGCACTATTTAAAAGTGAACCCGTTAAGGGCTTGCTTGTACTACCTGCTGGTGTACTTGTTGGTGTATTATCTGCCATATTTCTGGTTCCTTTCTGCATAAAAAAAGCACCCTTCATGAGTGCTAATCATCTATTACTGGCATCGCAACACAACGGCAATTAATCGGCTCACCTGGAAGCTGTCCATCGTCACCGCCATCTGGATCATCGTATCTAAAAACTTGTTGATCTAGTATTTGGTGTTTAGGTCTAACCCGTCCATCCTCCATGGATTGCCATAGATATTTTTCAAAGCCCGCATGTGTGGCGCGGTATTTATTCAACTCGGCTAAAATACTGCCTGTTTGATCGTTAGCAATTAGCCGAGCATGGTTATATGACATATTCGTACGCTTAACAATTGCGTTGGTTAATTCCGTGGCACCCTTACCATCACTAATTGCGCGGTAAATGTCGCTTTGCAATTGTGCAACGTACTTATCCCGCATCGAAGTGATATAAGCGGTGTTCTCCTTAATCTTTGCTTTGATAAACGCTTGAATAGTCGGATTGCTTTCAATTGCTTGTGATGAAATTGCCCTAGCTTGCGCATTGACATTGCTATAAGAAAAACTATTTACTGACAGTACAAATTGAGTTGCAACATTTTCAAGTTCCTGTTTACTATTAGAATTCTTTATAGCCAATATCATCAACGCAATCAAAGCGGACAACCGCTCTATTTTGTGAGGGTCATTTTCATCATCATCTGAATCAATCGACAACGCTCCGCCTAACATGTAATTCTTCAAATAATAATCGGAGTACCATTGCGCTGTTTTTTTCCATGACAAGACAAGACGCTTTAAAGCCCCCAGATACGATTTTTCCAAGTTCATGGGGTATCTTGTCTTTGGAATTGTTTTACGTCTTCTTGCCATGGTCTTTTGCTCCTGTGAGATGTTTTTCAATCTTAGCCTTTTCTTTGGCAAAAGATTTTCTATCTTGGTCGGTAATGTCATCATCGGCACTATCGCCAGTTAACTGAATTGGAATCGCTTCGTTAGTAGTTTGTTGAAGCAAAATATCGTGGGCTTCATCAGTAGTAAGAAAGCCACCATTAATTGCTGTGGATAACGCTGTGGAAAGCTTACCGAGATTATCGATCTTTTCACTGTCGGTTAGTCTCCGCAAAGGATAGAACTCAATGTGCCAATCTAGTGAGTCCGGATCTTCTGAACCGCCGCCCACATTTTCGGACCACATCAGCAATTTAACCAACCATTCAAGTTGTGGCTTGATTACCTGCTCTTGAAGAGAACTGATACTGTCGTAGTAGTTAACTACGTCCTGTGAAGCGCCAGCCAATGTACCGGCCTGTTCACCCATCAAAATCGATTTAGGAATCCCAGTTGCGGTACTAAGTTGTTGCCAAGCAAAACTAAATAGTGAATCAATGCCGCCCGGCTTATTTGAAACTTTTTCTAGGTCGTCGTCATGTCCAACAACTACCAACGATTCGGTGCTCATACCGCGACTCATTCTGTGATCAGTTTTGCGCCGGTCATCCTCAGACAGATCAAAATAGGCGTCGTTTTTCCAAACTTTCATGTTGTACTCGTAAAGCATCTTACCGGTTGAGTACAAACCAGTATCAAGGGTTTTAATCTGGTCGTAGCACCGCATTAGCAAAGATGCACCCGTTGCATCGTCTTCCATCTTGTCCAGCGAAATGTGTCTATAGCGGCTACTGTCAATTGTGATACTTTCAGGCTCTTTTGAATTATCATCTGAACCATCGGATAAGCCTTCAAGCACCAGCTTTTCCTCTTTGCCAAAGTTTTCTAGCGTTGGGTCGTTACAAATCTGGTTAGCTTTGACATGCATTTGACTAAAAGCATTGATTGAATTTACTTTTAAAATGTTGTGCGGGTCTAATGGCTGTTCTAAGCTAGTTCGGTGTTTTTCATCAACATTAACGTTTAAATATGCATCTCCAATGATATTTCTATAAATAATTTCACTAGCAATCTTTTCTTTAGGCAATAATGCATCTAAAGCCGCTTGATAGACTACTTGCTTTTCATCGTTGTTGTTAATCACTATCCGCCAGCCGTTTCGAGTTGCTGTTTCAGCTGGTAAACGGGCGATTCGGTTAGCTAAAGCATTAGACTTAAACAGATGGTCAGCTTGTTTATAGTTGTATTTTCTATCTAAATACCTTGTTGAAATAAAAGAAGACGTATCACCGAATCTGCTGGGTGTTACGCCTTTACTTTCGTAATCCATAAAGTCAGCACCGATTGTAATTTGTGCTGGCTTTTTCTTTTTGCCAAATCCAAACAATTAATGACCTCCTTTCTAAATAAATCCAAGTGATATTTTCCGTTTATTTTTCATTAGGTACTTAATCGCATAAGTGGCTGAGTCTACTTGGTCATCATGCGGCATGTTAGGAAACCCACACCATTCTTCAATCAATTCTTCTGATTCGGGTTTCCATTTAGGGTGCGGTATGTATACCTGACCTGCTTCAAAATACGGTGACACAGAAGCAAAACGTGCTTCTTTGCTGTCGGCACCTGGCGATACTGGCATAATTCCCGGTATTTTCTTCTTCAAAGTATCAAGAATTGCGGGACCGTTTGCCTTGTCTTCAACCAACTTTGATGTTGATTCCGGGTAAATGGTTGATTGGTACTTAATAGCGTCTAGCGTTTGTGTAAAGCTTAACCGCTTGTGGCACCAGCCTGGACGTAAAAACACCTCTGCATCACGTCTTGACCATGTTTGACCTGCTACGTAGTCGTCATTTTCTTTAGATTTAAACGTTGCATCCCATGCTTGGACAGTTTGGTGCAAGTGTCGTGGTAAGATGGTGGCTTCTTTATCAGTTAAATGAAGTCTTTGCTGAGTCTCACGGTCAGGGACATAGAACTTGATCCACTCACGCTTAATGATTTTACCTTCTTGTACTGTAGGTGCTTGCTGGTACAAGGCATTGAAACGTTGAGTGCCGATATTTCGCTTTTGAATTAATAGCTGATTTAGTGGGTGCAGTTCTGGATTGAGTGCTTCCCCGTTGTGTCTCCCAATTTCATCAGTTTTACTAGCAGGAATATCAGTAGCAATAGCAGGGAACTTAATCTCTTCCCAGTTAAACTTTTCATTTTCGGATGCTGTCTTATCATTATCAAGTAACCTACCAGCTAGGTCGTCAGTCTGCCAACGCGTCATAATCACAATCACTGATGCATTCTTTTGCAAACGAGTACTAAATGTTGAAGTCCATTCACCCCAAACATTATCTCTGATCGTTTTTGACGCAGCTTCCTTTTCATCCTTGATAGGGTCATCAATGATTAGCAAGTTAGCTGGTCTACCAGTACCACCACCAAGAATTGAAGTGTAGTAAGCTTCACCATAATGCCCTGCGACATCGTATTCCTGTGAGTTAGCTAAGCCTAAATTAAGACCAAATAAACGGGGTGCCCACTCGCGAAAGTGCTGTTTACCACGTTTGCTAAATCTCTTGTACATAGTTTCAGCATAAGACGTAACCATAATTCAATGCCACCACAACATGGTAAGTCAATGCTGGTAACCGAGACATTTCCAAGCTATTACT